TTGCGGCACCTCCAGCGGTAAAAGGTTCAGCGCAGCCAGTCGCGAGCGCGGATAGTCCGGCTGCTCGATCAAATCGTATTCGTGCGCATCCGCCCACGGCAGCAGCATCGCAAGGCCCAGGATGGCGCTCCAGTGCTCAGGCGTAAAACTGCCACCGCACCAATGATGCGTGGCCGGTTCCGCGCCGGTGGCACTGGCGCATGGCACCCACAGATTCGCCGCCGCTTCTTCGGACATCAAAAACGGCGAAGCCGTCGCCAAAGCAATGGCGCTAGGAACATGAGCCGATTGAATGATGATAAGTCCGCGCGTCATGATGAATCAAGGAGTGCCCCATTTAGCGGCGAGATAGTTTTCTAAGGCGGTGCAGTCCGCTTCAGCCAGATCTGCGGTGAACTCCAAAAGCTCGAACACGGTCCCGTTGAACCAGCGGCCCGCAAAAAGGCGGTCGCCACCAAGGCCCAATCGCAGACCGGACGACACCGCCGTGCCGAATTTCGCCACCATCAGCCCTGCCGCATTCATCGGCGCGGCGCGAGAGGCGGATACGGCTCGATTGAAGCGGTAAGTCACCGTCCCGAGACTGCCGTGAAAGGCGAAAAGCGTAGTGCCGCCGCTGTTGCCGATAAAAGTGTGATCTCCGCCGCTGTCTTTCAGGTTGTTGTAAAAGCCCGAGAAGCCCGGAAACGTTGCGCCGTTGTGCTTCGCCACCAAGAACACCCACTTCACCGCGATTCCCGCATCCGGCAAAACGTAGTCATCCACGCCGTCGAACACAAAACCCGGCTTCCCGTTCTGTTGATTCGTCGTGAAGGTCGGCCTGCGCGTCGAGGTCGCATTCTTGAACTGCCGACCGTTCCCGCTGAAATCCAGCGGCTGCGCGGCATCCCCATTCGTCAGCGTTTCCTGCGAGGCATCCAGCCACGTTGACGGCGAGAGCGACAACGGGCTAAACGCCGCCGCCCCGCCCGGAGCCGTCCCAAACCCCATGAACCGCTGACGGGCCAGCGGGTTCACGATTTGCGAAGCAGTGCGCAGCAGCAGATTCATGAGCAGGGCAGGGAAGGGGTGAAAAGATCAGCCAAGCGCGCGCTTCCAGGCGATGTAGCGCGCCGTGCCGCTCATCGCGCACACGCTCACCGCGCCGGTATAATCGGTGATGTAGGTGAAACCGCCTTTGCCATCATCCGCCGCGGAGCCCGCTTGCAGGATCATGGAAAGCGAGGTGGTGCTGGCCGATGCGCCCAGCTTCACCGCCAGAGCGGCATCATCCAGATTCTGGATGAATCCCACCTCACCGGCGGCAAGGGTGAAAACAGTCTGATTGGCCGTGTCGATGGCATAAGTGCTCGGCGCGGCAGCGCTTTGGCGGTCGGAGGTTTGGAGGGCATTCATAGTTAAGAGTGGTTTTCGTAGCGCAAAGCCACGGCTTCGAGCTGGCGTTCCACCAGCGTCAGCAGTTGTTGTTTGGTTTGGTCTTGGGCACCCGTGCCGCGCACGTAGGCCGTCACAGCCGTGCGCAGGGGGATGTGGAGAAAGGCGGGCACCTTCAGCACCGCCCATTTGGAGGCGGCTAGATCCGTGGAAAACGTGCCGCTGGTGTGCGCGGTGGTGCAGTAGTAGGCATCGTTCGTTTGCAGCACCACATCGCCCACCGCATAAGGCGTCGCCGTGGCCCACAGCGTGTTCGCAAACACCGGCGGAGCCTCGATGTGCTCCACGTAAAGCGTGCTCGGCAGATCATCGCCACGCACCACGATGCCGCTGCCCGTGATGGTGAACTCCACCGGGCGCGGCTGGTCATCGGTGTGCGGATGATTGCGCGTGACTTGGATCACGCGGCTCACTCCCCAGTAACCGCTGCCCACGGTGTCCAGATCGATCACCTGACTCGTCACCGTTTCACTCGTCGCCTTGCGCAGCTCCGGCCAGCCGCTCGTCATCCACGGATAAGCGATGTCCAGCGCCTGATTCAGCGCCGTGGTGATCTGCGTGAGGATCGTGGTGCTCGTGTCGCCCGTGCGGCCCAGATCGTCCAGGATGCCATCGCGCAGCGTCTTGAATGCGAGGCCCCTCATGCCGCCACCCCCAGTCCGTATTTACTGCCAGCCACGATGCCAGCAGAAGGGAGCGCGGGCACTCCTGCCCGCTGGGTATTCATCTCAGGCGTCCATCCGCTGCGCGGCTTGGCGCTGCGATACCTCACTGCAAACTGCGGGTTCTTCTTGCGGAAGTCCTCGCGGAATTCCTTGTGCCGCCAGATGTGCTTTTCGCCACGCTTCCGGCCCTCGTGAATCCAGTAATAATAACTCGCGGCCGGGATGTCCATCTCCACGCGGCCGAGTCCATCCACCGCAGCGCTTTCCAGCCGGGTGCAGGCTTCCGCCATGCGATTGCGCTCCATCTCCACCATCACCTTCTCCATCTCCCAGCCCATGCGAAACTCGTCCTCCACCGCCTTCAGCAGCTCGTGGCCGCCTGTTTGCGCGATGGAATCGAGAAACGTCTCAGTCTGGGCTTCGGTGTGCATGAAAGGTGAAAAGGCATGAAGCTCCCGCCGCACCCTCGAACGGCCCCGGTCAACCATGAAGAGTGACCAGAACCGCCCGAGGTGTGTCGTGCCCGTCTCCAGGCAAGCGGGTGAGATCCGCGTGAGGGCGGATCAAAGGATGTCGTCCACGTTGACCACGCTGAGGAAGACCTCGGCCACACCGGCAGTGATGTCCGCCGGGGCACCGGTGGCACTCTGCGTGGTGAAACGGGCCACGAGCACGTCACTGGCCACACCGATGGTGCCGGCCTCCGTGACGGGCACCGCGCCGCTGGCACCGATGAGCACCGCGGCCGTCTTGGCGTCCTGCGCGTCGATGAAGTTGTCCGGGTCGCCGTCCGTGCCCACCTGAATGGTGAGCGTGCCGGTGGTGGCAAACGCGGTGGAGATGTTCACCGCCGCCTTGTCCACGATGAACTTCGTGGGCGTGGAGCCGAGCGTCACCGTGACGGTATCGCCCTGGGTGGTCCAGGTGGAAGTGTTGAGGATGTCGAACGGGATGCGGAAGTAGTGGGAGAAGCCCGTCTGGCGCTTCTGCTCCGCGGAGAGCTGTTCGATCTTGATGCCTTTGGAGGCGCTGGTCGCCGTGGCGAGGGTAACTGCTTGGTCAGCCATGATGGTGTCCTTTCAAAAGAGGGTGTGAAATGGGTTTGGTGAGGGGATTCCCCGGCGGCAGGCTCATCACCTGCCGCCGGAGATGGGAGGCGCGGCTTACGAGGTGGCCGCGAATTTGCCGAGGCCCTTCGGGTTCTTGACGCACAGGCCCACGATGGCGCTGATCACGCCACGAGGACCGCCGCCGAGATCAGGAAGCGGGTCATACTTCACCGGCTGCTGCCAGCGGCACTCCAGCATGTCCATGTCGAGGGCATAGCCGCGATAGGTGCTGTTGGCGCTGGTGGAGTAGTTCCAGCCGAGCCAGTTGCTGAGCACGAGCTCGTAAGTGCCGAAATCGCCGGTGAACACCTGGATGTTGTCGATCCACTTGCCTTCATCGCCGCGGGAGGTGCGCTTGATGGCGGTGTTGCTGGCCACGTCGGGCTGATAGCCCACCATCTTGGTGAACTGCTTTTTCAGGCTGGTGCCGCACAGGAGCATGTAGCTCATCTCCGCACCGACGACGCCATACTGGCTTTCCATCACACCATTCGCCAAAGCGGTGGTGAGGGACGCCATCGCGGTGGTGTCGATGCTGGCGGAAGGCGTGAGGAACAGGCTGTCCACCGGGAGCACGGTCTGCGCCGTGGCTTTGATCCACGAGCCGAGGCCGTGGCCGCGATAGCCGACGGTGCCGTTGTCGGCCTGCGCCACGTTGTCGGAGCACCAGGCGACCTCGATGTCGCGCTTGATCTCGAACTGCTTCTTCACGATGGCCTTGGCCATTTCCTTCTTCATGCCGATGCCAGCCACGTCGGAGAGCTCCGAGCGTTTGCTGACTTTGGGCGTGCGGCGGAACTCTTCCGTGTAGTTGGAGAGCAGGCGGCGGTTTTCGGCGGCGTCTTCGGTGGTGCTCACGTCGGAGCCGTCCACGATCGCGCCGGATTGCGGCGTGGCGTAGGCGTCGGCCTGCCACGAGAACAGGCTGTTGGCAGGGTCGGAGCCCTTGCGGATGGTGGCAAAGAGGGGCGTCTTCTTGGCATCGGCCACGGCGATGACATCGGAAAGCGATTCGCGCTTGCCGACTTGAGAGCGTTCAAAGGTTTGAGGCATTGTATTGTCCTTTCAGGAATGGGTTTGGTGTGAGTGAGCTCACAGGCCGGGATGGCTGTTGAGCAGTTCCATGGCGGCCTCTTCGGCGGCCTGGCTGTCCCCGCGGTTGATCCGGTCGAGCACGCTTTCCTTGGTCCGCGCCGGTGGGGCGCTGCGGCGCGCGGCAGACGGTGCGGCCGAGACAGTGGGACGACGTTCCTCCGCTTCCTGCGCCTTGGGCTTCTTGGTCCCGTAAGGCACGAGGTAGTATTTCCCGCTCTCCACCATCTTGCCGATGGCCAGACGGCCAAGCAGCAGGGCTTTGTTCGGGAGCGCATTGAGCGCCGGGGTTTCCTGCACGAGATCGAGCACCACGCCGTTGTTCTTGGCCTTGGGGTCAAACACCCAGGGATACACTTTGCGGGCTTTGGCTTCCGCCTCGTGGGAGATTTGCAGCGCCTTGCGGGCTTTGTCGGCCATCTTCACATTGGCCTTGGCACCGCGCAGGTAATCGCGGAGCTGCTGGCGGGTGAACTCCTGCTCCTGTCCGGCGGCGGTCGGGAGGGTGTAAACCTCCTGCACGTCATCCAGCAGGCTTTCCAGGTAATCGACAAACTGGCTCTGCTGCGCTTCCAGCTTTTCCACGTCGGTCACCGTTTTGGCCTCCGCGTAGATGCCGAGGTCCGGCATCGCGGTGGGCGTGGTTTCCAGCGTGGACAGCTTGCGTTGCAGCTCGGCTTTTTCATCGGCGAGGGCTTTGATCTGCGCCTCAAGCTCGCGCTTCTTCTCGCGCTGCTTGAAGTTCTCCTTCTTGAGGGCGGCAACCTTGGGGTCGTCGTCTTCGTGTTCGGATTCGTCTTCTGTCTCGGCCGCGCCTTCCGCCGCTGCGTCGTCGTCGGTCAGATCGCCGTTGTCTTCCTCGTCGGCCAGAATCGGCGCGTCGGGATTGAACTGCGGTCCGTCGTCGGGATCGTCGGAGCGTGATGCGTCAGCATCGGCCTGGGGTTCCGCCTTCTTCGCAGCGGCAGCTTTCTTGGTCACTTCCTCGGTCGGCTCGTCCATGACGACACCGGCCAGCTCTGCGGCCATGGCTTCCGCCGCCTGCATGGCGGCTTGCTCGGACTTGGCGAGGTCCGGGCTCTCGGCACGGCGTCCCGACGCCGCACGCGCCACCGCTGGCTGCGGTGCCGCTTCCTGAACGGGAGTGGAGGCTGAATCACCTCCTGCTTTGGATGGTTTTGCCATAAGTCATGCACAGCCCTGCCGCGCATGAGGCCCACCGAACCACACTCCTTGCCACTCTGTCATCCTCCGCCGTTCCCAGCGGATAGATTGGGGCACATTGGGGCAGATTGGGATAGTAAAAAGCCTCTCAGCTTTCCTCCCGCCGCACGCTCACCAGCATCTCCTTCAGGTCCTCGCGCAGTTTTCGCAGCGCCTTGGCCGCGCCGCAGGCCTCATCTCGCCGCGGTCCGTGCTGGTCCTCCGCGTCCTGGTGCGCCAGGCCAATGTGATACTCGATCCACGAGATGCACGCCTGCACCTCCGGTGTGCCCTGCTTGCCCGCCAGCGCCTTCTGGCATTCCTCCTGCGTCAGGTGCCCGCCTTCGAGAATGGTTTCGATCAGCATCGTGCTCATGGTTTCAAATTCGTCATTGCGGCATCACGCCGGTGGCTCCCGCCAGATTCTCCGCCGCGGTCGGTTCCTTCATCGCAGGCTCCCAGCCGGTGGCGCCGATGCGGGCGTTGTCCTGCTGCGTGAGGTCAAATTCCCACTTCGCCAGCCGTTTGTCCACGGAATCGCGGAAAAGCGGGTCTTGCTGATACTGGCTCAGCGCTTTCGGATTGCGCTGGATCTCGCCTTGCAGCGTCTCCAGCCGCACGCGGGCATTGGCACCCTCCGGCGGCACCGTTTCGATGCCGAGCATGAGCTTGCCGAGCGCGGTGCGCTCCTCCTCCACCTCCTGCTTGCTCTTGGCCTGCATGTCCAGCATCGCCAGATCGGCCAGATTCGGGTCGATGCTGGCCAGCTTCCAGCGAGTGAGTGCCACGTCATTGAGCGCGCCGCTGCGGTCGGTCTTGAGCGCTTCGTTGATGGCCGCCCAGCGCTCGGTGACAAACTTCGGATCGAGCGTGCGCACGTCAAAGCTCATCACCAGATCGTATTGCCCGGCGATTTCCTCGCGGGTCACCTGATACGGGATCGGCCCGGAGCCGATCACGCGGCTCACCTGAATCGGGCTCATGAATTGCTGATCCAGCGACAGGATGCGCAGCACCACCTCGCGGGCCTGCGTGAGGAAACCGTTCACGATCCACTGGCGTTGCAGGTCGATCTTCGTCGGTGGCAGTTCGGGATGCACACGTCCGGCCACATCGGCGGCATCGCGGCGGATGCTGGCCTCCATTTCGAGGCTGCTGCCATCCATCGGCGGCACGCGCATGAAATCGGTGTTGTCGCCCTCGGTGGCCGGGATCTTGGTGCCGGGCTTCACATCCCACTTGCCCTGATTGCCCGGCAGGCGGCGCGGATTCACGCGAGTCGGCGGCAGCGTGGCGAGGCTGGTGCGATCCATGCGGCTGTCCCGCAAATGCTTCACTTCCCATTGCGACGGGCCCAGCATCTCCGGCAGTCCGCGGGCTTGCCACAGGCTGCGCGTCTTCCACTCGCGGCGGAAATCGACAAAGCAGCCGCCTTCGTGCCAGTAGTCCAGCAGCCGGTCCAGCCCGAGAATGTGCCCGCCGTCCTTGCTCTTGAGGTCCGGGCGCAGCACCAGCTCCTGCGTGCCGGGAATGCCTTCCTCGTCCACCACGCGGACAAACACATGAAAGCACTCGTAGCACTCGCCATTGCGCTCCAGCCTGCGCTGCAAATTCTCGCGGGTGCGGCCATTCGGCACGCGGTTCACCTGGCTGCTCAAATTGCGCTCCAGAATGGAGGTGTCGAGCACGGGCGAAGGCCCGGCATCCAGCATGGCGTCGATGAACTCGCTGCTCCAGCCTTCGTTCACCTTGGCCCGCAGATCCGGCTCGCTCAGCCGCACCACCATCGCCACCCAGGGTGCATCCGTCACCGCATCGCACCAGCCGGGATAAAGCACGTCAATGCCCGGAGTCAGCGCTTTGACCGTCGGGCGGCCCGGTTTGGCCACCGGCAGGCGAAACTCCGCCACGCCCTCAGCGCGAATGTCCTTCACGATTTGCTTGGCCCGCTTTTCGGTGATGGTCGGGAAGCGGCGCATGATCAGCCCCTCGATCTCCCGCGCACGGCCGCCGCTTTCCAGCGCATCCAGCACCGTGGCAAGGCTCACCTCCTGAATCAGCACGGCCTGCTGCTCATCCACAGGCTGGCCGGTCATCGCCTCCATCTCCATCAGCCCTTCCTGCGCCATCATCTCGGCCAGTTGCTGCTCGCTCAGGGACTCGCGGCCGGTTGTCCATTCCTGCTTCCAGCCCACGTGCATGATGGCATGGCCAAAGCATTGCTGCCATTGCGCGAGGAAATTCAGCTCGCGCCACAGCTCGGCCCGGAGGCGCTGCTTCAGCTCGTAATTGATCAGCGTCTGCACCCGGCCCGCCGCGTCCACGTCCCTCGCTTCCATCGCCATCACACGCAGATCCGCGCTGAACACGCTCATCACGCACAGGCAGGCCAGTTCATCGGAGGTGGCATCAATCAGCCGCACCCGCGTGTCGCTGGCTCCGTCCCACGGAAACACGCGCTCGCTGTAATTCTTCTCCCACTTCTTGGCGTCGTCGCTTTGCCCGTCCCAGATCGCCAGCAGGTTCTCCTCATTGGCGCGAGCCGTGGTCAGCCAGGACCCCAGATCGCCCGTTTCGCGCTCCAGTTCCTCCACCAGTTTTTGAGTGTGCAGGGATGGCTCGCTGCTGCCGGCCGCTGAGGTCGCAGCCTCAGTTTCCAGCTCGTGCAGGGTGTCGTCGGAATCGCTCATGGCAGTGAAAGGAAAGGATTATTCCTCGCCCGGCCTTACGCTGGGGAATCCTCCTCCAGCAGGCCAAAGAGACTGAGCACGACACGCCGGATGTATAAGGGCCGCGAGCGTTTTGGCAAATACTTCCGCGCCCCGCTCTCCTCATCCAGCATGAGCCGTGCCTGTTTCACCGTGATCCCCGCCTCCTCACAAATCTCCATCACCTGCCACCATTGCAGGTAGGTTTGTTGATGACGCTCCACAGCAGGAGATTGGGCAATGACAGGCATGGTGGTGTGGAATTGCGGGCGTTATTCACCCTTTTGGTGTGGATAATCACTGTTCTGGCGACGGCGTGCCGTGCGTTTGTTTTGCCAACGGGAGAGGTTTTCGACTCCGACGAACATTTCGATGGGAGTCCGCCATGTCAGGAAGAACCAGCCTCCATGTGCGCTTTTCTTGCGTGACCATTCCCACGGCAGGTAGAGCCAGCGGTAGCGGTGCGTCCAATATGGTTCACCGAATCGGATGTATTTGAGGCGCTTGAACGCCAGAACCAGGCACTGGTGCCAACCTTCGGTCGGCGTGGTAGTCGATTGTGTTTTCATAGTGTTTTTTCGCCGCCCTCGGTCGGCACAGTTTTATTGTTCTGCTCATAGCCGTTGCGTAGGTCGCGGCCTTTGATGGCGGTCAGGATGCCGTCAGTGAGGGCGGCGGATACTTGCTCCGCGAGTCGCTTCCTGTCCGTGTCGATGCGGGCAGCTCCCATGCTCATTACTCCGCCCGCCATCATTGCCGTTATCGGCTCGCTGCATAGATCGTAGGGTTGGAGCTGAGGAGCAGCGAAGGTGTCCACGTTGAAGGCTTGGATATGTCGTTTGCCATCAGGGCACTCGACGCAAAGGCTAAATCTGTATTGGGTATTCATGGGTAAATCGAAGCAGAACAAAGAAAATGCAGGCAACGGCTCGGGGGCTATCTGTCGTGTAAATCAGGCTTGGCGCTCGTCGTCGCCTGATTTTCGACGTTATGCTTCTCAAACACCAGCCGCCGCATGTCATTCAAATGCGCGGTAATGTAAGGCAGGGCGGATTGCTCTTGGATTTGCTCGGTGGGCCGGAATCCGTTGCGATGCAATTCATCCACCAGCGCCTGCGCTTCATCGGATCGCAACGTGAACGTCGGAGGCATTTCACAAGCGTCGTCCACCACTTCGATCAGTTGCATCTGAAGTCGATGCCGCTTCCCCTCATGCTCCCGCATCAACAGCACATCCGTTTGATGCTGCAGAAAAGGACGCCGCTGAAGGTAGCAGCGCAAACGCGGTGCCGTCAATTCACTCATGGCTGCGCCTCCTTTGGTTTTGCGGTGGCTGCTTCAGCCATCTTTCGCCGTTGTTTGTCCGCGATTTTATATGCGCGTTCATCCATTTTGCGCCAGATCCACAATGCCAGCAAAACACTGACGACAATAATCAATCCCACAACGTCGAACACGTCACGGATTGTCCAGATAAACTGTGCAATGATGTTCATGTCATTTGTCATTCTGATTTCGTCGTTCCACGCCCTGCGTGGTCGGTCAGTAACTGCCCCCTCCAAAGTCCCAGCCGCTCAAATCCTCATGACACGGGTTCGCGTTCAGGAGGTAGCGCAGCACGTCGATGGGGTCCTTCCAAGCGGAAGTGGACGCGCCGGGCACCGCGAAACCGGGGTAGTTCTGCAGGGCTCCAATCAAATTGGTGCAGTGGTCGGCGATGCGCACACGAGGGCCGCGCCCTCGCTGGGGATCAGCTTCCATCAAACCGGTTTTGTTGTCAAGCACGGTGATCTCGCGGTTCCACATGAGCATGCTGTTGATGTTCTGCTCGCCCGGCAGCACGCGCCCGCCGCCTGCCTCGCCGCCGGCATCGCGCCCGGCCTGGGTGAAGTAGATGCCGTTGTCCTCCATGTATTCGATCATGGTCTTGCCGCCGTCCTGATTCTCACTCACAGCATTGGAGCTGCGCGAGTCGGCGATGCGGCGGCCGTAAACGTCGATCATGGTGCGTTCGTGCGTGCCGAGCATGTCGGCGACGCCTTGAAGCTGGCCCAGCTTGGCCTCGATGCGGCGGATCTCATCGGCGCGGAATTGGTAGCCCACGGGCCACTGCTTCTGCGCGTTGCCTTTGATGCCCATGCCGTTCTTGCCTCCGGTCTTGGCCCATTCGCAGTCTTCACCGGTGAAGATGCTTTGCCCTGGCACCACCACGTTGTCATTGGTCTGCGGATATTCGTGCGCGATGAAGATGTCACCGGGCGAGAAGTGATTCCACGCTTTGCCGAGCACAAAGGCCCAGAGCATGAACCACGCCCGGCCGCCGGTGGCATTTGGATCGCAGGCCATCCACCAGGTGCCGAGATCGTGCGGCGGCAGCCACGAGATGGGCCGCACATGCACCTGCACATGGAAATTCGGAAACGGTGAATCGGCGGTGCCTTCGGCGATGCCGTAGCATTTCCACAGCTTTTTGCTGCGCGGGCTGTCCTTCTCCGCCTTCTTCATCCCGTCCCAGTTGCCGCCCAGCGGATTGTCCCAGGCGTAGATCCACAGGAACCGCCGCGTGGGATTCTTGCAATGCACGAGGCAGGGCAAGCGCTCGCCGCCCAGGATGTTGCCATCGGCATCGCGACGCGGCAGCAGCTCGGGATCGGCCTCGATCTCGCGCATCACCTTGCTGCCATCCATGAACCAGCGCACGGTGTCCGTGTAGCCATCGCGGAAGGTGTAGGTGACAAACTGCACGCCGACCATCACGCGGCCGATCAGCTCACGCGGAAACGCCAGCTCCGGCTCGCGCTCCTTTTGCGCCAGCAATTCCTTCCACCGCGGCATGTTCTGGTGCGTCCACTCTGCTGCGGTGAGCAGGCGGTTTTCGACGGCTTCCAGCACCTGCACCGGAACGGCCTCATCACCCCACGAGCACGTCGGGCGCGGTCCTTCCAGCTTGCCGATGTCCTGCGCCCACGTTTTGAACCGGCACACCGCTCCGCTCATCACCGCACATTCGTTGTTCGTGAATCCTCCGGCGCGATCGTAGGCCATCTTTTGATTGGCGAGCTTTTTCAGCCGGCCGGTTTCGGTCTTGTATTCATTCGGTTGCCAGAATCGCATTTGGCTCTCGATCACCTCCGCGCTTTTGTCGTCGTCGTAACTGAACGTCCAAAACGTGCGCTGGTGCTCCGGTTGATCGGGCGCGCACTGCTCCATCGCCAGCGTCAGGAATCGCGCCAGCGCCATGGATTTGCCCGAGCCATTGGAGCCACCGATGCCCATGGTGACCGGCACGCCCGGATTATCCACCCGCAGCCGACACGTCTCCCACAAGATGCCGTCCCACGATTTGAAGAACCAGCCATGGTTGTAGTGATCCTCATCCGCCAGCGCGATCCGCGCCCGCCGCGCCTCGATCGCCGCCACTGCATCGTCCGGCCCGAGGGCCATGAGTTGATCCACCGTGAACTTGGGCAGCATGCCATGATGCTGCTGCGAATCGGCGAGAAGTTGGAAAGCGAGGGTTTGGGCGTCGGGGGTCATGGGCAAGGATGAGGCTGGAGTTGGGCGAGGGCTGCGTTTGCCCATTGCCCGGCACGGAAGAATCGGTGATCATAGGCCACGGGGATTTGGGCGACAATGGCAGCGGCTTCGCGCATTGCCTTGCGCATGGCTTCGAGTTGCTTTTCAAGCTCTGTCACGCGGCTTAGTTCGGCCATCCAAAGCCCGTGTTTGGATTCGGCACGTTCTTGGGCCTCGTCGCGCTCACGTTCCAGTTTGCGGGCAAAGTTTGCATGAACTCCCGGCCCAGCATAAGGCCACTTTGCCCACGCTTGATCGGTTTCCGGTGTCGGCTGTATCGCACTCATGCCGCCCTCCTTACCACGGGAGCGCGGGCACTCCTGCCCGCATCTTCGTTTTGAAACGGCACCACCTTAGCCACTTGTGGCAGCGCATCCAGCGGGCTGGTGATCGTTTGGGCAAACTGCGGGATGCAGTGCAGATACACCTGCGTGGTTTCCACGCTGTTGTGCCCGAGCAATTCCTGCACCTGCGTGATGCTGGCGCCACCGGCCAGCAGATTCGTGGCAAAGGAATGGCGCAGCGTGTGGGCCGTGACGCGCTTGGTGAGGCCCGCACGCCGGGCTGCCAGTTTGAGCGCTTTGCCCAGCGTGTTTTCATGCACATGATGCCGCCGCCAGTTCCCGAGCCGCGGATCACGCGACTCCTGCCCGGCCGGGAAAAGCCAGAACCACGTCCACTCTCGTCCGCCATTGGGGAACTTGCGCTCCAGTCCATTCGGCAGGTAGATCGGCGCAGCACCGGCAGCGCGGTCCTGATCATACAGCACGCGAACCCGCTCAAGGTGCGCCTGCAAACGGAACACCAGCGATTGCGGCAGGCACGTCACGCGATCCTTGTCGCCTTTGCCGCCGCGCACCGTGACCAGCCGGGCGCTCAGGTCGATGTCCTTCACGCGCAGCGCCAGCAGCTCCGCGATGCGCAGGCCCGATCCATAAGCCAGCTCCGCCATCAATCGCGTGCCCGATGGCATCACCTCCAGCATGCGCCGCATTTCCTCCGGTGCCAGCCAGGTGGGCAGCCGCTTGGGCCGTTTCGCCCGCGCCCACGGCCCGATGTCTTGCAGCGGCTCCTTGATCACATCGCGATACAAAAACACGATGGCGTTCAAAGCCTGGTTCTGCGTCGATGCCGAGCACCGCTGTGCCAGTTGTTCCAGAAACAAGCGCACCTTCTCCTCCCGCGTCACGTCGCCACATCGGGCCACATGCCGCGCAAAACGCGCAATCCATCCCGCATAACACTGCTCTGTCTGCCACGACAACCGCCGCATGCGGCAGGTGATTCGCACTTGTTCAAGCATCTCGTTGAGTTTCATGGTGTGGAATTGCGGGTGTTATTCACCCTTTTGGTGTGGATAATCACTGTTCGGCTCATGCACCACACACCCAAAAGCAGCATGGCAGAGCATGTATCCGCCCAGCACCCGCAAAAGCTCGCGGTTCGCGGCATTGGCACACGTCCCAAATCCCTCATTTTGCTCGGACCAGTGTTTGCAAGTTCGACACGAAGCCGAACAAGGGCACTGCACCACAACCGCATTCGCGGTTGTGTCGTTCGTGGTTGCGGAGTCAGCGGCGCTCATGCGGTGTGTGAGTTTGGGTGTTATGCCTTGGCGAGTTCACGCGCTTGGGCCACTCGATCCTCTTTGACGTGTCCGGCCAGCACCAGCAGTTCGATGGTGCGGTTTGCTTCCAGTTCACGGCGTTGCGCCGACTGCACTGTGGAGAGCAGCACATCGCGTTCATTTTTGATTTTCTCGGGGTCTTCAGGTTTGTTCGGTTTCATGGTAGTGATGTTTTGGGTTGTTCGGGCATAACACAACGGTGCATGCAAAAATCAGGGCGTTTTTGTCGGGGGTGAAGTGGAGTCGAGCGCGCCCTGTTTTTGCCTGACCTCCACGTTATGCCCCGCGAAAAGATCGCCTTGGGCCAGTTCGTTCGTGATGCGTTGTAGAGCGTTCGCGTAGTGCGTGGGGTCGCGCTCGATACCGACGAAGTTTCTACCCGTGCGGAGGCAGGCGACGCCCGTTGTTGCTGCTCCCATGCAGAAGTCTAGCACAGTGTCGCCCTCTCGGCTGTAGTCCTCCACGATGCGGCACATAGCGTTCAGCGGCTTTCCGCCCTTGTGCTCGATGCTTGTCTTGTTCCCTTCATAGACTCCCGGCAGCGTCCCCCATTTGATTTCCGCCTTTGTGCGGGCCGGTATCAGCCAGTCAGTCCATGAGCTTGGGCCATCTCCAGTGAGTCTCACTGAGCGCCCGCGTGCGATTACTGGTATCGGCGCGAAGACGTAGCGCCCAGCTTCCTTCATTCGGCGTTCCCAGTCGCGGGCGAGAACGTGATCTGTGATGATGCACGCCCAGCCGTGCGCAGGCAGCATCCGGCAGACTGCCGCCACCTCTTCATCGCCCCATGCTCCATAGCTGATGACCTCGCGGACTGTGGGGCTTCCATCTTTTGCAGTCAGCCCCGCGCCTTTTACCGCATCATGTCCGGCATGAGTCCGTGAACTGAACGGCGGATCTGAGATAACCGAGTCTATGCCAGTCAGGCGCGGCATGATGTCCATACAGTCACCCAAATACAACGTCACTCGGCCACACGGAGAGGCATAACAAGCAGAATGCAGGGAACCGCTCGGGGCTGTCTGTAGTGTATTCATGAGTCCTGGGTTCGCGGTCCCTGATTCTGGTCGCTCACCGCCACCGTCTCCGCCTCGATCACCACGCGGCCGGAATCGTCCGGCAGCGCTGTGGCGAGAACAGTTTGCTGGCGTTTTTGCAGTTCGGCCTGGGCGAGCTGCATGAAGTGGTCGAAGCCTTTGGCCTTCGTGCTGTCCTGCGTGTTGCCACTGATTCGCGTGGCTCCGCCGCTGCTGAGCTGCTTGACGTTGTAAACGCTCGTCAGGGCCATGGCGGCAGCGCCGAGGTCTTTGGCGGACTTGGCTTTGCTCAGCAGTTCCTCCACCTTGTCCAACGCATCAGCGCTGGTGAGCAGGGAGCGACGCCGGATGATGTCCTCGATCTCGCCCGCTTTGAACTCGGTGGGATCATTCATCAACGCAATGATGGTGTTGCGCGAGATGCCATCCAATTGCCGGGCCTCGCGGTGCTCATCGACGAGGCGCACGATCTCCGATTTGTTGGTGATGCCAAGCTCGCGCACGAGATAGCAGGCGAACGCGTAGCCTTCGGCGTCCTGTTCGCGGAATCGGCCGGCCGTGTGCTCGCGCCATCCAGCCGCGGGCGGCGGCGGCAGCGGTTCACCACCAGGCAAAGTCAAGGGAAGGGCAGGGGTGCTCATGGTTTAAAACGGAATTTCGTCGTCTTCGGGGCTCAGTTGACCATCCACCGGCGGCGCGGGCCGTTTGCTGCTGTCCGGCGGCGGAGGTTCGGAGGCTTTGCCACCGGCGCGCGTGTCGCCCGCAAAGTGCCAGCTCTCCACCACGCCCAGCGTTTTGCGGCGTTTCTCGCCGGTTTGCTTGTCGGTCCATTCGTCTTGCTCCAGCCGACCTTCCAGCAGGATGGGCTTGCCTTTGTGGAAGCATTTCACCAGCGTCTCCGCCGATGGGCCCCAGCATCGCCAGTCGGTGAAAGTCACCGCTTCATGCTTGGTGCCGCTGCTGTCCTTCCACGCGCGGTTCACGGCGATCCCAAAATCCACCACCGGCGTGCCGGTGGGCGTATAGCGCAATTCCAGCTCGCGCGTGATGTTGCCTTTTTGAATCAGTTTGTTCATGTGTTGTGTGTGTTGATGGGCTCACGCCCGGTTAAAAATCAGCTTTTGAAATCATCGTCCCAGCCGTCGTCAGCGGCTTTGCCTTTGCCCTTGTTCGACCATCCGGTTTTCTCGGCCTTGGGCTTTTTGGGCACGGCATAGCTGCCAAACTGCCAGTCGCGCCAGTCGGCGCTGTTGAGTTTTGGCATGCGGCTGCTGAACCACGTGCGCCAGTCTTCAAACCGCACGTGCAGCTCCGGCGTGGGGCCTCGGCGATTCTTGCGCACGTAGATTTTGGCGTCCTGCTCGTAGTCCTCGCGCGGCCAGCCGCCGTCTTCTTCGCCGTATTTGTCGCCGCTGCTCCAGCACTGCGGATTGCGCTCGCGGCGAGGCTCCACCGCGTCCTGCCAGCCGCGCTTCTTCTCATCGCTCAGCGTGTGCCAGCCGAAGAAATACGGATCACGGTGCAGCATCCACACATGGTCTGCATACCATTCAATGGCCGCGCTGCCGCTCAGATCGGCCAGCACGGGCGGTTTGCCTGCGTTGCGGTCTGTCTCGCGATTGAGCTGCACCATGAGCAGCACCACGAGCTTGTAGTGCTTCTTCACAAATTGCAGCGTCTCCATGACCTCCACCAGTGCCTCGCGCTCATCTTTTAGCCCGCGCTTCGACACCGCTTTGATCAGGTGCAGGTGATCCACCACGATCCAGCGGATGCCGTGCTTGCGTTTGGCCACCTGCACCTGGCTGCGGATGTCTGCCGTGGTGATCGCGCCACCGTCGGAGATCAGCAACGGCGCGCGCTGCACCTCGCGCACCTTCAGGCTCATGGCCTCCTGATCGGCGCGGGAAAACATGCCCGTGATGGCCTTGCTGGTGTCGATGCTGGAACCGCCGAGAATGATGCGATCGTAAAGCTGCACGCCGCTCATCTCCGCGCTGAACACAAGGCCCGGCACATTGCGAGTCACGGCCAGATTATGGATCAGCGTGGTGGCCATGGCCGTCTTGCCTTGGCCTGGACGGCCTGCGATCACTACGATCTCACCCTGGGCATCATCGAGCCCGTGCACGGTCTGATCCAACTCCAGAATGCCGGTTTCGAGGCCCATGATTTTGCCACGGTTCGCAATCGTGGCCTCGGTGCGGTCCACCCAGTCCACCACGCCGCGCGCGGCCAGCACCGGGCCCGTCGAATACTCGCCGCTGGTCTGCATGGCCTGCACGCAATCAAACACGCGACTCTCCGCGCGGCCAATCACCGAGGTGGCATCCTCATCGTTTTGCTCTTTGCCGTGCTCAAAGCACTCCTCGATGCTTTCCGCACAGGCATGAATGGTGCTGCGCAGCATCCACTTTTCACGCACGATGCGCAGATAAAACGGGTAATGCGCCGCAATCGGCGTGAAGGAAAACAGATCGCTGATTTCCGCCGCGCCGCCGACAAAATCGAGCTTCCCAAGCTCGCGCAGCGTGTGCGTCAGCGTCACCGGCTCCACGGGCTTGTTCCCATCGATCAGCCCCAGCATCGTCTCATAAACGGTCTGGTGCGCTGGATGGTAAAACGATTCCACGCTCAGCCGCGAACGCACCTCCGTGATGCGCTCCGGATCTTGCAGCAGGCAGGAAAGCAATCCCTTCTCCGCATCCGGAGCCGCCGGCATGGCGCGATTGATACGCGCCAGCTTGGCCTCGGTGCTGGCGTCCGGTTTGCGGTCGGGCGGCAGGGTGTTTTCGGTGCTCACGCCGCCTCCTTTCCATGCTGCTCTCGCAGCCAGGCGCGAACCTGCGACTTGTCACTGGCGGTCATTTGCGGCCACGCGGGGCACATCTCGCGCCACTGCTCGCCAAACAGCGCCTGCATGGCCTGCTCATGGCCCTCCGGCGCGGCCTCGATCGTCAGCAACGGCTTTTCCGCCGCCCCGTCTTTTTTGGCGGCCAACCCTGCCCAAGCTGGCTGAGCCATGCCGCGCAGATCGCCGCCGCGGTCCTGCTCCTTGGCGAGCCAGTTGGTGACAAACTTCCGCCAGTTGCTCTTGCGGGCCTTGGCCGGATTCGCCTTGAGCCACTGCTCCATGGCGAGCATCTGCCGCCGGATGTCGCAGGCCGGATAAGCCAGCGCCAGCTCGTCCCACAGATCCTGCGTGAATCCCTGCCAACCCGCCTCTGCGGTCCACGCCAAGGGCTGAATGCCATCCAGCACCGCGCCCCCTTTCTTTTTTTTCTGGCCAGAATCGGGTTCGAGTTCAGCAGCGGAAGCCGGGGCAGCGCCATCGCCGTTCGGTCCAGCACCGTCAGGTGCGGACAAGAAGTTGGTTATCGGTTTATGGTTATCGGTTATCGGAACGCGCGCGCGAGGCATACCGTCCGCATTGCGTTCGCTATGCGTCTGCATTGCGTCCGCATTGCGTTCGCTTTGCCAACGCTTATCCGCTGCACGGGCCGCTTTGGCTGCCTTGTCTTTGTAATCGGCGATCTCTTCCAGCACGCGTTTCTGCGTGTAACCGTCCTCGGTGAGCACAAAGAACTCGTCACGGATCGAGCGCACGGCCTGCTGCTCGGCTTTGTCAAACGCGGAGCAAAGCCGGAAAAGGGCCTTTTCATCGGTGGGCAGCGGTTTTTCGGCCGCATAGCACCAATCCAGCATCTGGTTGTAGGCACCGTGCTCCAGCATGGAAAGGTGCTTGGTGTCCTTGGCGTAGTCGCCGAGATGGCGGAGATATTTGTGCATCAGGATTCAGCGGTGAAATGGTTTTCCAGCCAGGTGCGGCTCATCACGCCGTGGCCGTCGGTGGTGAGATTCAGGAAATCGACCGTGCTGCGGGTGATGTAGGTGAGGCGCAGGCGCGTCTGGCCCTGGGCATCACGCCACACGGCACCGACGACAGGGGCGCGGCGTGCGTCTCCACGACGCGCTGATTTTTTCGCTCGAGTGCTGGCCACGGCAGCCGGCCGCGATACAGCGTCATCCACAGCGTGCGCGGCTTGATGCCGAGATTGTGGGCGGATTCGTTGATCCAAGCAGTCAGCTTCATTATTCACCGGCGGCCTCCTTTTTTGATTCGGTTTCGGCCAAGGTTTCGGCGATGGTTTGATGAGCCAGCACCGCGCCCGCTTTTTTTGTGGCGCGCAGCAGCGGTTCATACGCCCTGCCTGCATCGCCGCGCCAAATGACTCGCCCGGCACGATCGATCTCGCAGGTGGCGACGGGCCACGGCTCCAGCACACCGGTTTCAGGGTTGGTTCGGTATCGCAGCACCTGCACGGCGTCGATGATCGGGATGTCTTTGAGGTCTAGGTTGCTCATGGGTAGGTAAGAAAAGGGTGTCAAAGCAGCCAGCCATGCCGCTGCTGCATCTGGCGGGCCTGCTGCCGCATGCGTTCCTCGCAGGCGGTGATGATGTTGGCGCAGGCGATGGCGCTGATCCGCGTGGTGCTGCGCTCATGAAGCAGCGCCAGCTTGTCGATCTCCTCAATGTCATCCCGCGCCAGCAGGGCCTCGATGTCGGAAAGGATCTGCGAGCACTGCTCCAGTCGTGCCTTGGCCTGCACGAGCTCGTGCACGGGCCGCTCGTGAATCGCCGCCGTTGCCGGGGCCTGCTCCCAAAGAACCGCGCTCATGCCGCGGCCCCCTTTCTTTTTTTGGAGCCCATCAGGCAAGGGCCGTGGCAATGCAGAAATTTTGTCTCCGGGGTAATGTATTGAATACCATCGGCGATCCGCGCCGTGCGGCCCCCTCCCCCCCGGTCCGCATCGCCCAGCACGCCGCGCACCTGGTCACCCATCGCGGCCCATTCGTGGCAAATCGTGGGAACTGCCACCAAAACCGCCGCTCTATGTAGAGAGATTGCCACAGACTCGGCAGATACAATATCCGCTGACCGGACATTTGCCACCACCGCAGCCTGCATTCCGCCGATCCACGACGCCCCGCGCAATGCGCCCACATTCTCCCGGCTCCAATCCATTCCAGCCGCCGCCAGCGCACCGAGCACCACGGCGACAGAGTAATGTCCGCACAAATTGCTCCACAGCGTTTTCATGCAGCCACCCCCTTCCCGCTCAGCGTCTCAATCCACCGCCGCAGTTCACCGGCCGGCACACGGCGCGGAGCCTTCCGGCCGTCGCCCAGCTTCACCGAGCGCAGACGCCCAGCCGCCAGCCACTCACGCACCGTCCGCGTCTCCACGTCCAGCACCGCCGCCACAGACTCAGGGCTCAGCAGACTCTCCACCTGACCCGACAAAAAAAGAAAAAGGCCGCGCCGATCCACCACCGGCTGGCCCTCGCGGACCCTCGCCAGCAGCGCACCAGAGCGGCACCACAGCGTCACCTGCTCAGCAGGCACATCCAGCAGCCTTGCCACCTCCTCGACACGCCACGGCCCACCAGCGGCCAACGCCCGGGCCATCACGCCCGCCTGCGTCACCTCCGATCCTTGGTCATGTCGATTCCTGGCACTCATGGGTTCAAAAAAAAGAAAAAGGGGGCGCGGCATCGCGGGCCGCCGCAGTGCAGGCCATCACCGGCCAGCCAGCCGCACAAACACCGTCTCCGATCGAGACACACCGCCGCAGCACTCACGCACCACGTAGGCACGCACACGAGGCACCGACGGCCGCCGCGGCACCATCGCGTGCTCCAGATCCATCGCGGCGGAGCACGGGCCGGCCGCGCGGCTCCCCACCGCGCAGCCGCCCGTCGTTCCCACCTGAGCTGCCGACCTCGACAGCAGCCCGGAAATGCTTCGTTGCAGGTCCGTCATCATGCCACCTCCGCAGCGTCACCGCTGCGGCCCTCCAACTCCAGTTGCTGCGCGATCTCCAAATCATCCGCCGAGTAATCCCGGCGCGGAGGCAGCACGCACACCCACGTCATCACGCCGCACAGCACCAGCAGCGCCAGCGCAGCGATCAACAGCATCACATCGCCCGCGTTCACGCTGGCAACACAGCCGTCGCGGCCTGCGCCTCCGGTTGGAGCTTCTGCATGCGCGTGGCAATGCGCGTCTCCCAATCCAGAGCCGCCTTCGCGATCTCCGGGTTGGAGTTGTGCTTGCGCACCAGCTCGCAGGTTTCCTTCAGGGCATCGAGCACGATCAGCTCGGGCGGGGGCGTGAAAACGTCGTCTTGAGGCATAGGCTTAAATTAGCGTTAATCCAAGATTGGCAGAAAACCAAAACGCGCGCAACAAAAATCTTGCTCATTTTCAAATTTGCACCAAACTCAATTCCCATGAGCCATCTAGCCGTTGCCGTCCAAGACTACTGCAGCCGTCCGGGCATCACTGCGCGCGACATTGAAAACCGCGCCGGTGTGCCAGGAGCGACCATCTCGCATATCCTGCGCGACACCCACCCACGTCCCGAGCGCTTCGGCCAGCTCCTGCGCGCCGTCGATGACGACACCGCTCAGCGCTGGCTCATCGCCTACCTTCGCGACGATTGCCCGCCTGAATACCTGGCTCGCCTCCAGATCCTCATTCAGGCACCCGGCAGCGACGCCACCGCCGCCACCCTCCGCGAAACCGCCGCAGCCTACGGCGCCACGTTGGATCACAGCCCAGCCGCCGTCCTAGCCGCCTGGCACCGCCTCCAAACCGCCATCCAAGCCGACACCTCCTTAGCCCGCTGGTTCATCAAAACCGTCCAGCTCATTTTGGGAGCTTAACGCCAAAAAGCAAAGGATCGCACGCCATGAGTAATCAAAAACTACCTGCAATGCCTCCAAACGGTTCTTTGCCTCGCAATGTTCAGTGCCTTCTAACCCCTGAACTACCAGCGGTAATGGGCGAGTGGAAATGCAGCCTCGTCATCAAAGACAATGAGGACGACGAGGGAGCTTTCGCGGTGTTTCGACGGAGTGACGAACCCAACGAGATTGGAACCATTTTCCTTCGGTGGCCTGATGCTGATCTGCTGGTGCATGAATGCGTGCATGCGGCGGCATGGATGGTCAAACGTGGAGGCATCCAACTCGATGACGAAGCGTATGCGGATGACGATTACGAGGAAAAAGTCGCACACGCCACTGGCTACCTTGCCAGCAAGTTATTGCCAGCATTGAACATCAAGGATGAGGGACGGCGAACGCTAGACCTCGCAAACACCAACAGCAACCTATGAGCCGTTCCTCTCCAGCCGCTAGTTCTGTGTCGTGGGGCCAAATGCTTCGCTACAAAACAGACGACCGTGACATATCAAGCTCCGAACTCTGCATCATGCAGGGTGGCAATGGCGACTGGTATGTCGCCGTCGCAGATGGACCAGATCACTATCCAACAAATGGCGTCCGCATCTGCACCAGTGGCGGCGCTGCGGTGGCATGTCCCGGTCTAGGGCTCGCCATCTCCAAAGCCTACAACGCCATGTTTGATGCACAGAACGACAAGAATATGGCGCGGCGGGCGCTGGACTCCGAATAAACCAACAGACGACTTCCCGCCGTCGTCAGCATCCACTTGTTAGCCTTATGGACTTTGTAATTACAGCCGAACAACTCAGGGTAGCTCTCAAAGAGATTGAGGCCGCCGAAGCCAATGGATTCCACCACTGCCTCGCCGTGTTTCGGATGTCAACTGCCGGGCCTATGCTCGACCAAAACCGGGCGGAATACAGCGACATGATCGAAAAAGCGCATCCCACCGATGGGCGTCTTGATTGGGGGCGCTTCCAGGGGGTGACTCGCCGCCACCGATTTGAAAGCGGTGAACTGGTTCCAATTTCTGAGGCTAACGACAAGCATCAGGCAACCCGTGGGGTATAACCGCGAAAGACAATCAACCGACTCAAAACTATGGCCGAAGAAACCGACTTTCAAACTCCGACAGATAGCCCCACTGGGTTGCCTGCATCCGCTTGTTCAGACTGGCCGCGTTGCCTATCGAGTAGGGCCCAAAACGCATTGGTCAACCACTACAGGAAAATTGCGAAATGGAAAAACGAACCGTGGGAAAAACTGATACCTAAAGCGGATGATGTGAAAACCGATATTGAGTGCCGCAATATCATTCCGGGGCGCGTGCGTGGCTATGGTAACAAATCGCACGCCGAAGTATGTCGGTGCCTCGGCATTGCAGTCACGCGCAAAAGCTCGTGGAACTTCGACCCGTTTACCGGAAAGCCTATTGTCTGAACGCTTCGGATCAGGCGACGGCGAGCACAAAAATATGAAAACACGACAGACAGCCCCCGAGCCGTTGCCTGCATCCGATTTGTTCGGCCACGTTCCAACGTTTCGCCGCTGGGAGTTTGCCTTGACGCTGGAAACCTGGGCGCT